GGAATTATGAGCCAACCGTCAACGACGAAATGCCCGGCGCTTCGCAGAATGATTTCGATGGTGCGGTCAGCTTTCATTTCAACACCGGCGCAATCAAGCGCGCCAGCTGGGTCAAGTCCTGGCGTTCCGGCAACTGGTCAGAGGTCAAGCGCCGCCTCGGTCTCTGGAACAAGGCAGGTGGCCGTGTCCTCAAGGGGCTGACGCGTCGCCGCGCGGAGGAATACGAAGTGATGCGCTTTGGCACCTATGGTGGCCAACTGCCGGTTTCGAAAGGTGGCTCGGCAAGAATCGTGGTGAGCATGTCTGCACAGGAGATCGCGGATCTGCGCGCCGACTTTTCTGCGCTTGGTTTTGATCCCGGCAGCCGCTCGGATGGCATTGCTGAAGCGGCGGTTCGCGCTTTCCAGGGCAAGCATGGACTGACCGTCGATGGTTTGATTGGCCGGGCAACGCTTTCGACAGTCCAGCGCATGCGGGACGCGAAACGCAAAGCGGCCACTGCCGGTGCCGCCACCGCCGGTGGCACTGCGGCCGGTGCGGCGGTGCCTGCCATCGACGCACTGCCCGTGGACCCCTCAGCCCTGGGCGCGGGAGGTGGTGTTGCCTGGCTGATCTGGGTGGCATGGACCTACCGCGATGCAATTGCGGCCATGATCGAGGCGTCCAATCCGGAAATCGCAAAATGGCTGAGGGAGCTTTGATATGTCAGCAGCATTGATTGCCGCCGCAATGAATGTGGGCGCGCCCCTGGTGCGCCAGATCCTCTCGGGCAAGATCGGCAACGGCCCCACAGGGCTTGTCATGGATGTTGTCGACCAGATTGCCAAGCGGGCCGGGGTGCCGGTCAGCAAACTGGAAGCGGTTGCGGAGACTGACCCCGACCTGATCCATGAAGCGATTGAACAGGTCGAAGCCATGGCACCGGAGATGATCGCGCTCTATGCCAGTGGCGTTGAAAAGCAATTTGCCCTGCTCACGCTGGAGACCCAAGGTCCGCGCTGGTTCAGCGCATGGCGGCCGCTCTGGATGTATTTCCTGATGTTCCTCTGGTTCTGGAACATCGTGGCCGTCCACATGATCAACGCCATCATGAAATGGGCGGTGCCGCAGATCGATATGACGATGCTGCTGTCGCTGACCGGTCTGTTTATGGCGCTCTACATGGGGGGCCACACGCTGAAGGATTTCGCCCGGACCCTGCGAAAGGACAGCGTGAATGGGCCTTGAGCAGAATAGCCTGACCATCGCCAGCCACCTGGCGATGGTTGTCATCTTGTTCATTTTGGCAGGCAGAGCGCTCAGCACCTTCAACAAGGGGCTGGGCGGTTTGGCCGTTGAACACGGCCTTATGGCAGCCATCGCGATTGCTTGTGTGGGACTGTCCATTGAACGCCTGTACTATCTCGCAGCGCGATTTTTGCATGGCAACGGTGTGAACCTTTGGGATCTGCACCCGGCACCGGAAGTTCTTTCTCTCATCGTCAGTGTCGCCCTATTCGGAATTACGGTTCCGCTAGTGCGCGCGCAAAGCACTGACCAGCGGCGCTGTATGCGTCGGGTCGGTTGGGAGGTGATCGCATTGGTCTCGCTTTGGCTAACGACTGTCTGGGTGCTCTACTGATGATGGAATACGTGGACATTACATCGGCCATCATTGGCCTGATACTGACCGTGTTCAGTACTTTGTCAGGCTTGATCGTCTGGCTGCACCTGAAGATGAAAAAGGTGGCCCAGGACGCCGTAAGTGCCGCCTCCGGGCCGCAAGAGCAGACGGTGCAGCGGTTGGGGCGGCTTGAAGGAGAAGTGGGTGTGCTCGGCACCGATCTGGGCGTAATGCGCACCGAGCTGCGCTCCATTGGTGACCGGGTCAACAAGGTAGAACGGGTCATGGAAAGGGTCGCCACTCAGTCTGACGTCGGCGACGTCAAGCGGGAGCTACATGGCCTGAAAACCGCATTCGACCTGCAAATGAGCACCATCGCCGGGCAAATTAACATGCTGTACCAGGCCGCGCTGAACGCGCCCCCCAAGAACTGAAGAGGCTGACAATGTCCAAACCAGAAGACAAGAGGCGCAAAGCCCGGTCTGATTACGTCTACAGGCGCATGACAGGCACCACGATTGCGGCAATCCATCGGATCAGCCCCTCCACTTTCGCCCGCTGGAAGAAATCGGCGAAGGCGCAGGGCGATGACTGGGATATCGCGCGCAGTGCATCGATCATTGCCGGTGAGGGTGTCGAAGCCGTGGTCTCCAGCGTGGTCGAAGATTTCATGATCATGGCCCAATCTCTGATCGACGAGATCAAGAACGATACGATTCCGATGGAGCAGAAAATCAAGCACCTGACGTCGCTGGCTGATGGGATGACGAAGATGACATCCGCTGCAGGCAAGCTGGCACCCCGGATCTCCGAGCTGGGCGTTGCCCAGGACGTGGTATCGCAGATGCTGGATTTTGTGCGCGCGGAATTTCCGCACCACAGTGCCGCCATTCTTGAAATCCTCGAGCCGTTTGGCGACATGCTGACCGCGCGGTTCGCCTCATGAGCAAGCGCCCGCAGCTCAAGGCGAAGGTTAGCCGCAAGGAGTTCCGCGAGAACCTTGCGGCAATGGCCAACGATTTCTCGCGCTGGATTGAACTGGCGGTATCGGAATTTCCGGCAGACGCCGACGCGCGCGCCGAGCGTCTGGACCGGATTGCAGATCCGCAGTCCGGCTTCCAGTATTTCCTCGAAACTTACCTGCCGCACTACGTCCGGGGCGACCACAGCCTGTTCCACCAGCACATCTTCGCGCGGGTGCCGGAGATCCTCGCGGAATCGGAAGGTGCAAGGGATCTGTTCATCGCGCCGCGCGGGTCTTCCAAATCCACGCATCTTTCGCTCGGCTTTGCGCTCTACTGCGTGATGCTCGGGCACAAGAAATACATCCTTGAAGTCTGTGACGTCTATTCCCAGGCGGCGCTGCTGATAGAAGCGATCAAAGCTGAGTTGACCAGCAATCCGCGGCTGAAGTTTGACTTCCCCGAGATCTGCGGAGTGGGCCGGGTGTGGCGCGAGGGCGAAATCATCACCCGCAACAACATTCGGATTGAAGGTCTTGGTGCGGGCCAGAAGATCCGGGGACGCCGGCATGGTCCGCACCGGCCTGACCTGATGTTCTTTGACGATCTGGAAAACGACGAGGCCGTGCGGTCGCCTGAACAGCGTAAGAAGCTGGAGAACTGGGTCAACCGCGCGGCACTGAAGGTTGGACCTCCCGATGGATCCATGGACGTCATCTGGGTCGGGACCGTGTTGCATTACGATGCGGTGATCGTCCGGGCTGCCAAGTCGCCAGTTTGGCGCAATGTCGAATTCCAGGCCATCGTCAAATGGCCCGACAACATGGAGCTCTGGGACCGGTTCGAAGAGATCTATCAGAACGACGGCGAACCGGCGGCACGGGCATTCTATCTGGCCAACAAGGGCGCGATGGATGCGGGTGCCGTTGTCAATTGGCCGTCGATGCAATCTCTGATCTTCCTGATGCTCGAACGCGCGGCCTCGCATGATGCCTTCCAGACCGAGTATCAGAACAAGCCGATTTCGGAGGGCAATCCATTCGGAAAGCTGATCTACTTCGTTATTCCGACACCCAACCTGATCCATTTCGGGGCCATCGACCCGTCGCTAGGCAAGCATGGCAAGGGCCGTGATCCATCGGCCATTCTGGTGGGCGGTTTTGATCGGATGACCGGCAGAATGGATCTGCTGGAGGCGTCGATCCGCAAGAGACTGCCGGATATCATCATCAGCGATGCCATCGCGATGCAGAAGAAGTACCAGGCGCACCTGTGGTTTGTCGAAGCGGTGCAGTTCCAGGAGTTCCTGCGCACAAGCCTCATGGCGGAAGCGGCAAAACAGGGCGTGGCCCTGCCTGCTGTGCCGATCACGCCCCATGCTGACAAGAACCTGCGCATCGAGCGGCTGCAGCCGCCTGTCGCGGCGGGTCTGATCCGCTTCAATGCCAACCACAGCACAATGATCGATCAGCTCCAGCAGTGGCCCGATGCGGATCATGACGACGGGCCGGATTGCCTGGACATGCTTTGGCAAAATGCCCTGCGCTATGCCGGTGGTCTGGCTGGAAGCGGGACCGGCTTCTCGACCACAGCCTCATCGGTCAGCGACACTCTGGAAGGATACCGCCTGTGAACAAGTCTGACAGTGATCTCACGGCCACGGAACGAAAGAACCTTCCGCGCGATGCCACGCATCTGATCGCGCATGCGCGCAACGACATCACGATCCCGTTCTTTTCCGGCGCGCTCCAATATGTCGATGAAACGCTGATCCAGAAAGGCGGCGGTCGGGGACTGAAGATCTATGACGAGATCGAGCGCGACACCCATGCCTTCGCCATGCTGCAAAAGCGCAAGAAAACACTTGTGGCGCGCGAATGGGTGATCGAGGCGGCGTCAGACGCACCACTGGATGTGCGCGCGGCCGAGATCTGCAAAGCGCTTCTGAAGGCGCTACCGTTTGATCGGATCTGCGAGGACTTCCTGGACGCGACATTGAAGGGTTTTGCTGTTTCGGAAATCGTCTGGGGGCGTCGTGAGGGGCTGATCGCACCTGAAAAGATCGTCGCGCACGATCAGCGCCGATTCGTGTTCGATGAGGATTGGAACCCGCGCCTGCTGACCTTTGCGGACATGCGCGACGGTATCGAACTGCCCGGTCGGAAGTTCATGGTTCACCGGCATGGCGTGAAGGGGAACAACCCCTATGGCCTCGGCCTGGGCACCCGTCTGTTCTGGCCGGTGCTGTTCAAGAGAGAGGGCGTCACCTTTTGGTTGCACTTCCTTGAAAAATTCGCAGGGCCAACGGTCGTGGCGGAGATCCCCTACGGCACCCTGCCTGAAGAGCAGCGAAAGATCATGCTCTCCTTGAACCAGATCCGGACGTCGTCGGCGGTGACTATGCCGGTGGGAACAGATACAAAATTCCTCGAAGCCGCCCGTACAGGTTCCGTCACCTACCAGGAGTTTATCACCTACTGGGACAAGCAGATGTCGATCTGCGTCAATGGCGAGACGCTGACCACCGACATCGGCTCCAACGGCTCCAGGGCAGCATCCCAGACCCACGAGAACATGCTGGAGAACCTGGTCGACAGTGACGGCGACTTGTTGTCCGATACGCTCAAACAGCAGCTGCTGACGTGGATTGTCGATTACAACGTGCCTGGTGCGCGTGTGCCGGACGTCTGGCGGGTCCGGGCAGAAAACGAGGTCGAAACGGCCAAGGTGCGCAAGTCGAAGGCAGAGGCTGCCATCGCCGTGGACAAGGCGTTGATGGCCGTTGTTCGCACCGCGCGCCAGTTCGACAGTGACGATGATGCCCGTGAGTACATCACATCACACGGTTTGACAGAAGGTCTGTCCGATCAGACCATCGATCAGCTGGTCGCCATGCGCACCCGGATCGAAGAGCCTCAAGCGCCCAGCTTCGCGGCTGGAAAACAGCGTAAAAAAAAAGTTCATGATCACGCCTGCTTTGCCAATCCGGACAATCCAACCGCGCAGCTGACCGACCAGCTGCTGGCGGAATCGGCGGATCATTTCGCGCGGCGCATCGCGGCGATCCGCAAGGCGGTGGATGCGCCGAATGCCGATGAGGCATCTGCCAACTTGTTGAAGCTCTGGTCCGGCTGGTCACCAAGCCTCCTGGGGCGACTGATTGACCAGGCGCTGGAACTTTCGGCTTTGCAGGGGCGTGAGGCAGTGTTTGCCGAAACCGATGCGACCGAAGAGTTTGCAGCGAAGGTGGTGCCCCAGCCGTTTCAGGAGCAGATTGATTTCCTGCTGCAGAAACGCGCCAAACCGACCAAGGCCTGGACCGATGCCATGGCCGGTGATCACGACAGGGCATTCGTCGTGGCCGGTGCGACGGACCTTGCGATGGTCGAGGAATTCCATGAGGCCATTCTCGACGCGGCACAGTCCTGGGACCGAAAGGCGTTTGCCAAAGATTTTGACCGCATCGTCGAGAAATATGGCTGGGACTACAACGGCGGTCGGGATTGGCGCATCCGCACAATCTTCGAAACCAACATGCGCACAAGCCATATGGCGGGCCGTCTTCAGCAGATGCGCGATCCGGACGTGCTGCGCTTGCGGCCGTTCTGGCAATACCGTCATGCGGACACCCGCGTACCACGCAATCCAAGGCCATCGCATCAGTCCTGGGATGGCCTTGTCCTGCGACATGATGACCCCTGGTGGGACTACCACTTTCCGCCAAACGACTGGCAGTGCAGTTGCGGTGTTGCCAGCCTGTCTCAAGGCGATCTGCGCCGCCTGGGCAAGGACGGCCCGGACACCGCCCCTGAAATCATCATGGAGACCTACACCCATGCTGCGACCGGCGAGACGGTTCGGAAGCCAAAGGGTGTCGGCTATGGCTGGGACTACCAGCCTGGAACCCTCTGGGAGCGGGGTCTGGTACCGTCTCAACTGATCGAAGAGGCGGGTGGCACGACTGAGTTCGGGCGGCACGTTGCCCTGGTGGACGTACCCGAACCCATTGAAGACCTGATTGCGAAGGCGCGACCCTTCAAAGCTGAACCATTGGCGGAGGGTTTGACCGATGCGGAGTACATCGACGGCTTCCTGTCGCCCTTCGGTGCAAAGCGCGGTGAAGCGGTCCTGTTCGAGGACAAGGCCGGTGACCGCATCCCGATCTCGGATCAGTATTTCAGGACCGCGCGGGGTGATCTGAAGGTCGGGAAAAGAGATCGAGGGCCCTTCACCCCGCTCATGGCAGAAACCATCATGGATCCGGATGAAATCTGGGTCGGCGTAGTGTCGCGCCCCGATCTGGTCGATGACACAGTTAAGAATCTGATCGTGGACCGGCGGTACATCCGTGTCGATCAGGAAACCGGGCTGGTCGTGGTCCTACAGATCGGGCGCAAATTCTGGGAGGCGGTGACGGCCTATCTTCCCACCGATAAGAAGGGCAGGCCCGATCTGAAGCTGCTTGACCGACGGCGCGGTGGCAAACTGCTTTGGAAAAGAAGAAAGCGGCAAGGGTGATCCTGCCGCCTTGTCGAATTACTAGCAGGACCATCACCGGTCATCGCATTTCCGACACCCTTTAATTTAGCCACTCATGACGGGAAAATCAATATGACCGGTATCAGCTACGAAATCGACGCCAGCGAAGCCCTGGCGGGCGTGGAGGATCTCAAACGCCGCCTCGCCCAGTCGGCCGGGTTCTACAAGAACGTGGGCGAGTACCTGGTCTTTTCGACGAAGGAGACTTTCGACCGCGAGACCTCACCGGACGGTCAGCCGTGGAAGCCACTTTTGCCATCGACGATCCGGGGTCGCGCTTCACGCGGTCAAATGCCCATCGCCATTCTTCGGGCGCAGGGCGATCTTGCCGGTTCCATCAATGCCCAGGCTGACAGCACGGAAGTCAAGATCGGCTCGACCGTCCCATATGCTGCCATCCACCAGCTGGGCGGCACGATCAAGAAACCGGCGCGCCAGGGCGAGATATTCCTCAAACGCAACGAAAGGACCGGCGAGATCGGCAACCGCTTTGTAAAGAAGTCCAAATCCAACGCGGTCCAGGATGTGACAATTCCTGCCCATGAGATCACCATCCCGGCGCGCCCTTACCTGGGCATTTCCGATGCGGACCAGGCTGCAATTATCGAGATCGCGGACGAGTGGTTGCACGACTGATTTTGCCTGTCGGGAAAAATCGCCGCTGTGGGGCGCAGGGTGCCTCCTGCGCCCACACCCCCGGAAAATCCGGCCAAGGGGTGTTAAGGTGGTGTTAGAATGGCTCTGTGCCCCGATTGAGCCCCTATCCCAGTAGAGAACAACGAACTCCGGCTTGCCAGAAGCCAATTCATCGCGCACCTTGCCCTTCGCAGAGCTGATTTTCGATGACCGGACCTAGGTCCGGGCCACAGGTGCAAATCACGCCGCTAGAGATGATCCACGTTGAACGAACTGGATCATGCCCTGATGCCCAAAGCTACAACCCAACCGAAGACCGCCCGGATCGAAGTATTTCGCCCCGGCACCTTCTCCCCCATGCAGGGCGGCTCCCTGTCGTTTTCGAATGCGGACCTGAAGGCCATCGCGGACGCCTATGCGCCCGATACTGCACCCGCGCCGATTGTTGTGGGTCATCCCAGCACCGATGCCCCTGCATTCGGCTGGGCCGACAGCTTTGAGTTCGACGCAACCGAAGAGCGGCTCTACGCCAATCTGAGCGACATCGACGCCGAGTTCGCTGCGGCTGTTCAGGCCGGACGCTACAAGAAGGTGTCCTTGTCGTTCTTCCCGCCCGACCATTCTGCAAACCCGGTGCCCGGTTCCTGGTATCCCAAGCATGTCGGCTTTCTCGGCGGCGCGGCACCTGCCGTCAGCGGCCTGAAGAACGCCCAGTTCTCAATCACCTCGGACGAGGCCATCACCTTTACCGCCGATTTTGGCGAATGGGGCTTTGAGCGTACCGCGCGCATGTTCCAGGGCATCCGCGAGTTCTTGATCGAGAAATTCGGCCTTGAGGACGCGGACAAGGCGATCCCGGCCTACGAGATCGAATGGCTGGACGATACCGAAATCGAAAAAACCCCGCGCGCGTTCTCAGCGCCAAAAACCACCCCCGAACCGAAAAAGGAGGCCATTGTGCCCACAGACCCCAAACCGGCTGACCCCCAAAAGGAAGCCGATTTCGCCGCCCGTGAGGCAAAGCTGAACGAGCGCGAATCAAAGATTGCCCACGATCAGAACGTCAGCTTCGCCGACGAGCTGGTGACCGAGGGCCGTCTTCTGCCAGCGTCCAAGGACAAGGTTGTCGCGATCCTGGACGCTCTGCCTGCCGATGTGTCGGTGTCCTTCGCCGAAGGAGAGGCCAAGCTGTCCCCGGCTGATGCTGTCCGTGCCGTTCTGAAAGAGCAGCCCAAGGCCGTGAGCTTCGGCAAGCTCGATCTGCCCGAGGCCGGTTCCGAGCAGACGGCAACCTTCGCCAGTGATGGCAACACGGTGGATCCGGCTCAGCTGGAGATCCACCGGAAGGCGCTCGCTTACCAGAACAAATATCCGGACACCGCGTATCTCGCGGCTGTGCGCGCCGTTTCCTGAAGGAGGAACAACAGATGCAATATTTCCAGGACGTCCTGTCCCTCACCGCCACCGCCACCGGCCTGTTCGATGCCTATGATCTTATCGGCTTCGATGACGCCAAGATTACGACCAACGATGCTGCGGTGAAGGGGTTTGCCAAAAACCCTGCCACAGAAATCGGCATGGACGTTGCGGTCGGCGTGATCGGGACGGTGCGTGTCAAAGCTGTCGGCGCAATTGCCGCGGGCGAGCAGGTCAAGACGGCCGCCGCAGGTGGCGTCCAGACCGGCGGTGTCGATCCTGTCAACCCGTTTGCCACAGCGCTCACAGCAGCCGCCGATGGCGAATACGTCACAATCCTCCTGCGCTAAGGAAAATCATCATGAACCAACCCGTAAACGTCCGCACCGCCGCCGTCGTCGACCCGATCCTGTCGACACACGCGCGCGGTTACCGCAACGCCATGTTCGTCGCGGAAATGTTGTTTCCGCGTGTCCGCATCCCGAACCGCTCCATGCGCGTCCTGAAGTTTGGCAAGGAAAGCTTCCGGATGCTCAACACTCGCCGCGCGCCTGGTGCGAACAAGAAGCGCGTCCAGTACGGCTACGAATCCGATCCGATCTCATTGGTCCAGGATGCGCTTGAAGGGCTGGTGCCCATCGAGCACCTGGAAGAGGCCATGAGCATTCCGGGCGTCGATCTCGCGGCCGGTGCCGTCGACATGGTGCTGGACGTGGTCGATCTCAATCTTGAGTTCGATTGCGCGACCATGGCCCGGGACGCAGCAAACTATTCTGCGAACAACAAGCTCGCGCTCATCGGCGCGGATCGCTGGACCAGTGCCACGAGCGACCCCAAGGGCGACATGGACGCGGCCAAGGAAGCGATTCGCAGCATGATCGGGCGCTATCCCAACACGCTGGAGCTGGGGCCGACGGCCAAGAATGCGCTCTGCAATCATCCGGCCATCAAGGAGCAGTTCAAGTACACCAGCAAGGACAGCATCACGGTCGAGATGTTGGCGGCGTACTTCGAAGTTGACCGGGTCGTTGTGGGCAAGGCCGTCTATCTGCCGGAAACCGCCGGTGACGATGATGCGGCGACGGATGTTTGGGGCGACGATGCGATCCTCGCCTATGTCCCGCTAACCGGCGACAACTACCGCGTCCCCTCCTTCGGCTACACCTATGAGCTCGCCGGATATCCGATGGTGAACCAGCCCTATTTCGAAAACTCGAATGACAGCTGGATCTATCCGACGAAGGTTGAGCGCCGTCCGTACCTGGTGGGGGCCGAAGGCGGCTTCCTGTTCCAGAACGCGGGCGCGGCTGCAGCCTAAGGAGGGCATCAACATGGAAGATCTGATTGAAGTCACTCTGATCGCGCCTGCGAAGGTCGATGGCATTCGCAACCCGGTCGGCGCAAAGGTCCACGTGACCAAAAAGGTACGCGACCAGCTCGCGGCCTCCGGAGCGGCCGTCAAGTTGGCTGATCTGGAAGATGGACTTGAGGCGGAGATCACCGAGTTCGAGATGGCCGTCAAGGAAAAGGCCGAAGAGCTGGTTGTGGTCGCCGTCGAGGATCTGGTCGAAGAAACCCGCAAGGCCGAGGCGCGCGCCCCGGCCGCGACCGAGCGCGCGGATCGGCTGGAAGCCGAGCGCGCGGAAGTCGAGATGGGCCGCGACATCATGGCGGGCCGCGCAGAGCAGGCTGAGGCGAAGGTCGCGGAGCTGGAAGACCAGATCGCCGCGTTGACAGCAGAGCAGAAACCCAGCCCAGCGTCTGTAGACGCTGACAAAAAGAGCGCGCCTACCAAGGCCGCCGAGAAAGAGACGGGCAGGAAGCCCGCAGCCAAAGGCAAGGCGACTTAACAACCCCCCAGGCTGGCAAAGCCTTGCCCTCGCCAGGGGGCCTTTCGGTCCCCTGGCATTTCAATCCTACCTCCAGCACCAGGGCACACTTATGACCGACACACCCCACAAAGGCCTTCCCGTTCACGGTTACCGCCCGCAGTCCGATGACGCCTTGGCCCTTGTCCAGGCGAACAAGGAAGCCGAGGAGCGCGTTCTGCGTATTCTCGATGAACTGGAGGAATGGCAGGAAATCGACCGGCGTTGGCTGGCCATTGGCCGCACCAACATCGAGCAGGGCTTCATGGCAATGAACCGCGCCGTGTTTAAGCCCGGACGCGCGACCTTGCCCGAGGATCAGGACGAAGCATGATCCGCGCCTTTCAATATCCAGACCGCGTCACGCTTGAAAAGGCAATGTCGCCCGGCGGCTTCTGCCTGGAGCCGCGCCGTGTCGCTGGCCTCTACGAGCTTGTTTATGTCTGCCCGTGTGGATGTGGCGTAATCGGCAGGCTGTTGGTCGGTGACGGCCATAAGCCCGGCGGCGACCGCCCGAGCTGGAGCTGGAACGGCTCCAGGGAGGAGCCAACGCTGCAGCCTTCGGTGAACCATGTGGATCACTGGCATGGGTATCTGCGCAGCGGCTACTGGGTGCTGGCATGACCTATGCTGCTCTTGAAGATCTGATCGAGCGCGCAGGTGAAACGGAGATCCTGCAGGTCGCAGATCGTGACGGTAACGACGCGCCCGACCCCGATGTGATCGAAGCCGCCCTGGTGCATGCCGACAACATCGTGAATGGCTACGTCGCGCATCGCTACGGCCTGCCGTTTGTTCAGACACCTGATCTGGTTCGTACCTGGGCCACATCGATTGCACGGTACTACCTTCACCGAGACGGCGCACCGGACCAGGTGAAGGATGACCACAAAGAAGCCCTTGCGGCCCTGAAGGATGTGGCGCGCGGCATGATTTCGCTGCCAGATGCGGCAGGGCAAGAGCCGCAACAGACGCAAGGCGTCCATATGGCTATTCATCCCGACGAGGTGTTCACCCGTCAGAAACTGGCTGGCTACAATGATTGAAGTCATCCGCCAGCATCTGGAAGACACCGCCACCACGCTGACCGCCGTGGAGATCGCCGAGGATCTGGACGCATTGGTCGCAGGGACTGCAGCCAAAAGCGGCACCGCTTTCGTTGTTCCTTTTCGCGAAAGGGCCAAGCCGAACAGCCGGTCGATGGGGGGGCACCTTCAGCTCGTCCAGGTCCAGTTCGTCGTCGCATTTGTCATCCAGCAGCACTCCGACGCCAAGGGCGCGGCCCGTGCCAGGGCCTTCGATGGGTTCAAGACCGATATCGAACAGGCCCTTGCAGGCTGGCAGCCGGAAGAGGCCGAAGAGCCGTTTGAGTTGGTGGGCGGTGAGAGCTCATCGCTCGGCAACAACCGAAGTGTCTACGCCCAGACATGGGAAACCAGCCGATTTTTGACAGGAGACCAACCATGAAGAAACCCGAAACAGGCGGTCGCTTTGTGCGCGATCCAAAGTCGAAGCGCCTCAAGCAGGTACAGAAACCGACCGGCGAAGCATCCGCTCACGAACGTGAACAACTGACTGATGATGCGGCCAATGTGCCTGCATCTGACGAAAACAAGGAAGGAAACTGATCATGGCTGTCCGTCATTGGCGCAAACTCGCCATCCTGAGCAAGATCGAAACAACCTACGGGACAGATGCCGCGCCAGCCGCCGCAGACGCACTGATCGCGCGGAACGTCACCTTCGCCCCGATGGAAGGCGAGGAAGTGTCCCGCGATCTGCTCTTGCCTTACCTGGGCAACCAGGGTGTGAAGCTGGCAGGCATTTACGCCCGGCTCGAGTTCGACATCGAAATTGCAGGCTCGGGTGCTGCAGGTACGCCGCCGAAATACAGCTCTGCGCTGCGGGCTGTCGGCATGAGCGAGACAATCAATGTTGATACGGATGTGACCTACAACATCGTCGAGGACGGGGTTGAGGCGGCGTCGATCTACTTTGTCAGTGACAAGGTTCAGCACGTCATGTTGGGGTGCCGTGGCAACCTCGTGCTGAACTTCACGCCCAAGGGCATCCCCTACTATCGCTTCACGTTCATGGGACTGCTGGGCACGATCACTGACATCGGGTCCATGCCTGCGGTGAGCCAGACCGGCTGGATTGACCCCCTGGTCGTGTCAAAGGAAGCGACGGTCCTCACCCTGCACGGCTGGACCGCGATTGCCGAGAGCTTTTCGCTGGATCTGGGCAACACGGTCACGCCACGCTTCCTGATCGGCGATGAGAATATGCCGATCACGGATCGGAGCGCCACAGGTACGGCTGTTGTGGAGGCAAAGTCCCTCGCGACAGTCGATTGGTTTGCGATTTCCCAGGCGCGCACCCTTGGTGCCTCATCGCTGGTCCACGGAACGACCGAGGGCAACATCGTCGAGGTGACTGCGCCCGCTGTTGAGATCGGACGTCCGACGCAGGGCCAGACCAACAACATCGTGAACTATTCACTGCCGTTGTTGCTGACCCCGGACAGTGGCCGCGACGAATTGGAAATCGTCGTGCGCTGAACGCGCGCCGGTTTGCACTCTCTTTCCCAGCATCAAAGGACACCACATGGACTTCCAGATCACAAAAACATTCACCTACTGGTGGCCGGTCACGGTCAGTATTCCCAACCCTGATCCGGATCATGCCGGAAAGGTCATCAAACAGACCTTCAAGATGCAGTTCGAGGCCATTGACCGGGACAAGCAGATCGAGAACCAGCAAAAGCTCGATGTGCTGATCGACCCCAAGGATATCGTCAAACACGAGCACGATTTTTTGCGGTTGGTCTGCAAGAACTGGTCGGGTGTGGTCGATGACACAAAGTCGCCGGTCTCCTTTACCGATCAGGCTTTCAGGGATGCCCTTCAGAAGGCCTGGTTCCGCGAGGCGGTCTATGCCGCCTACAACGAGAGCCTGAGCGGCAAGGATGCGCGCCTGGGAAACTGAGGGCGGCGGCGCGCGCCTGGGCGTTCGGGAGAAGCGGCAAGGCCGACCCTGAACTTCCCGTTACCGTCGATGACGATGTCGCCGCCGATTTTGCCACAATGGGGCTGACCGTCGAGGTCGATCAAACCGAGACCCATGCTTTTCAGGTTTGGGCAGTCAACTGGGAGAGCCTGTGCATCTTTCTGGATTGCGAAACACAGTGGCGGGTGGCTGTCGGCCCCAGTGGTGGCCAGCTGACTGGGCTGGATTACAGCGCCGTCGATGTGGTGCTGCGGCGCAGGAAGGCAGCCGACGACGTCTTTGATGATCTGCAGGTGATGGAGCTGGCGGCGCTGGCCGCGATGGGAGAGAACTGATGCGTGATACTGCTTTCAACATCGCAATGGTATTCCGGGCAGATACCGATCAGGCCCGCACCGCCCTGACCCAGATGGATCAGGCCCTGGGAACCATCAACACCCAGACAGGGCAATCAACCGCTACAGCCAAGGCCCATTCCACCGCGCTTGAAAAGGAAGCCGCCTCCGCGCGTGAAGCGGCAGCCGCCACCCTGAAGCTGTCCGAGGCCGAGCGGCAAGCCCAGGAGGAGGCCAAGCGCCGCTCAGGTATTCCCGCGCGTCCAGTCCCTGCAAACCAGCCGACTGGCGCAACGCCTCACTTCGGACCTGAAATCCCTAAACAGATCGAAGATATGCGGGCGAAGTACGTACCGCTTTTCGCGGCGCAACGGACCTACCAGGCCGAGCTGAAACAGATCAATGCGGCGCATAAATCGGGTGCAATCTCGGCAAAGGAGCATGCCGCCGCAATGGCGCACCTTGAGGCCGGGTATCGCAAGCAGGTTGCCCAGATCGGAGCGCTCAATCCGGTTCTGGGGGCGAACCGCAACCATATGAAACTGAACGCGCATCAGGCGCAGAATCTGTCCTATCAGATCAATGACGTGGTGCAGACACTGGCACTCGGCATGCCTCTGCAGCAGATCCTGATGCAGCAAGGTCCACAGATTACGCAAATATATGGGGGGGTCGGCAATACGTTTCGGGCGCTCAAATCAGCTTTGACTGCTGGTCGCCTTGCGATTGGCGGCGTGTCCGCCGCCGTTGTGGTCGGCGCGTCAGCCTGGAACGGGTATCTGAAATCAACCAAGGATGTGGCGACGGCCGCCACCGGGATCGGACGTGCGGTAGCCGGCACATCCGAAGAGATGGAAGCCGCCGCCCGCGCTGGCGCAGCTGCGGCCGGGATCAACATCAAGGCGGCGCGGTCGATGGAAGCTCAGTTCCTGCGCACCGGCAGGATCGGCTCAGAGAGCTTCGAAGGCCTGATTGGTCTATCGAAGGATTTTGCCGCGACACTGGGCATCGATGCGAAAGAGATCGGTGGGACGCTGGCCGATATGTTTGCCGACCCGGCCGAGGCGGCGGATACGCTGCTGAACAAATACGGCCTCATCGATGCGGCGACGGCGCGCAATGCCCGGATGCTGGCGGCGCAGAACCGCGAGAGTGAGGCGCGCGCGGTGCTGATTGAGGGCCTGCCTGACCGGCTGGCAAAGGCCGAAGAGGCGGTCACGGGGCTGGCAGGTGCTTGGAATGCCGTGAAAACCGGTGCCAGCAATGCTTTGGACGCCACAGGCCAATTCATTGACGCGGTGGCGGATGGAGAAGCCGCCGTTGACCCGCAAATCCTTATAAGGGGTCAATTGGCTGCCGTTCGCCGCGCAAGGCAGAAGGTGGAGGACGGCCAGGGCGATGGTCTACTTGGTCGAATTCGTGGGTTCGTAAGCCACGCCGGAGATGCTGACCAAGTCGAAATTGAACTTGATCGAATGCTTGATGAACGGCGCAGGGAAGCAGCGCTTATTATGCGCCGATCCGAAAGAGAGCGGGGCGAGAAATTTGGCTCTAGGGCCATTGGTATCGCAGACCAGTCATCGGCGATTGCTGACGCCATACGGCGGGAGGCGCTGCAAAACGACATTGCCGCTCTGCGTACTGGTCAGAACGCACCAGGCCTGGATGACACCCAACGTGAACGGATTGCCCAGGTCATCGAGGCGCGATCCAATGCGCTGGATGGGCTGATCAACAAACAGGCCCGCCTGCTTCAGCTCGACCGTCTGGATGTTCAGATCCAGACCGAGCGCAATCCGCTGCTGCGCGCCGATCTGGAAGCGCGCCGGACCCGATTGGATCTGGCCGACCAGGAAATGACCTCCGACAAAGTTG